ATGGATTTAAAAGAATTGAATTTAACAGATGAGCAACTTGCTTCCGTTGAAAAATATCTGCAATCTGAAACAGATAAGGTCAGAACCAAATATGTACAAGAGTTGGCGAAATATAAGCCAGAAGAAAAGACAGAAGCAGAAATTAAATTGGATGAACGTATAAGGGCACTTGAGGAACGAGAAAAGGAACTCATTTCCAAAGAACGCTCTGCTGCTATCGCCAGCAAATTAAAAGAGAAAGGACTTCCAGAGGACTTTGCTTCATTTATTTCTGTTGGTGAGAACATTGAGGAAGATATTGAAAAGGTAGGTACAGCCCTTGGCAAATACTTTCTCAACAGTAACTTTAAACCCGAACAACATGCTAATAACCAAGGAATCACAAAAGACCAGTTCAGAAAAATGTCCTACATGCAGAGATGCAAATTATATGAAGAAAATCCTGAACTATATAAAATCCTTAGTAGATAAAAGCAGATAATTAAAAGGGGAATCAAATGGATGTATCACAAATTGAACATTTGATTACAGCACTTGGTTTTCCAATAGTATGTGTCATTGCTTTGTCCTTTTTCATATGGAAAATATGGCAGAAAAATTGTGAGCAAAACGAAAATAGAGAGGAAAAATTGTATGCTGTAATCAGTGAAGCGCAGGAACAGAATAAGGAACTTAGCAAAACAAATTCTGAATTCGTATCGGTGCTGAAATCTTACAAAGATGATTTAAAGGAAATAAAGGATGACGTAATTTATATTAAACAGGAATTAGAAAGGTAAGGTAAAGAAATATGGCATTGGTAAATAAAAAGACAATGATTGTTCCAGATATTTATGCTTCTATCGTAACAGAAAAAGTAGAAGGACAGGTAAAAGTGGCACAATTAGCAGATAATCTTGGTTCACTAATGGACAAGGAGGTTGGCGAAACAGTTACATTTCCAGTATGGAAACGTATTAATGACGCTGAAGATATTGAGCCAGGAACCGCAATGACAAGTGTGGACATGGAACAGAAATCCAGCACAGCAACGATTAAGATGATTGCTGCTCCTGGTATCAGAGTATACGATTATGATAATGTAGTTGCCCTTGGTAACGCAATTCAGGAAGGTGCTGCACAGCAAGGTACTTCTATTGCACGTAAATTAGATATTGATTTAATCAATGAAGCAAAAAAGACAGCATTTAAGAAACAACTTGCAGCCAAGAATATTATTACAGAAGATGAATTACTTGGTGCATTAGAAATGTATGGTGATGATCGTGATACGGCTGATTTTGCAGCAATTGTAGTACATAGCAAATTTGCAACTTCCTTCTATAAGATGGATGGATTTGTAAAAAGAGATTTAACGTATGTAGCAGACAACAATGCTTCAACTGTTGTAAACGGTGTCATTGGCTCCTATATGGGTATTCCAGTAGTGCTCTCTGATAGATTATACGATACTACCAATACAGAAGGATATTTTCTTATTGTAAAGAAACATTCTCTTGGATATATGCCAAAAGAAAATCCATTTGTAGAAACAAACAGGGATGCCTCTAAGAGATTAACCGAGGTATTCTGTTCTCAAATTTACGCTGTAAAACTAATTGATGAAGCAGGAATTGTACTTTGTCAGAGCGTAGTAGGATAAAATTAAACAACATAAATAAACACAAACTTAGATAAGAGTACGCATTCAGTGCGTATCTTGTTTTTTATTAAGGGGTGTCTGACATTATGTTGGATGCCCCTTTTTTTATTTTGAAAGGGAGCATAGATGGGATTATTTAGCGGATTATTTGGAAAGAAAAAACCAAGAATATATTCTGGAAAAAATCCTCCTAAAGGTTTTATTGATGCTGCAAAGTTCGGAAAAACAAAAGGAGGATTTGCTGGCGGCTATGGTGTGTGGACATTTGGAAATATTATAGATGCACATTCATCTCCAGAAGATATTGTAGAGGAATTTGGTTTAGATGAAGATAATTGTCCCTATGGAAATTGTTATGAACGGGCATATAGGGAATGCTGGCAAAACGCAGCATTAGAAGCAATTGGACTTGTTGCATTTGGAAATGCGATTGAACCAGATGAGTTGATTGATTTTGGCGAAGTACAGGAACTTGCTTATACATATGCTGTACAGTTAGCAGAAGCATATATTGCTGGGGATGTATGGATTCCCAGAGAAATTATAGATTGGGCGTATTATGATGTGTCTGATCACAACAGATAAGGGGTGGGAAGTATGTTAAATGGGGAGCAACTGAAACGAGTAAGGGAATTACGTGGAATTAGTCAATCCATGTTGGCAAATTATTTAGGTATTACCAACAGATATATTATTTACTGCGAGCAAGGAGTTTATGAACCAGCAGAAGATTTATATGAAAGATGGATTAATGCTCTTTACTGCAATGAAATTTATAATGCAAGCAAACGAAAAGTAAACAGTTCCGCTGACCTTAAAAAAAATAAAAAACTTCTGGAACAACAGAAGAACGATAACAAGTGTAGGTAGACCTACCACTGTAAACAAAATGAAAAATGATGAGTAAAAGGAGACTAAAACAATGAGAAAGATGAGAAGATATGAAACAAGAATATACAGAATTATTACCAAAATGGGTAAACACAAACGATTTGGATTTAGTCCTCAGTGATGATATTGATAGTCTGACCAGTTGTGCTTTATTAGAAAAAGAAAAAGGTTGGAATATTCGATACTTTTATGATTTTGGACATATGTATTTTAGCAAAGAATTACTGAAAACATATAAAAAATTAGGATTAAATAAGCAGTGTTACATTGATGTGGCAGTAAAAAAAGGATATGCCATAGATAATCATGTAAGCAATTTAAAACAAGATGATTTATGGAATCAAGACATGATTAACATCAATACCTTTGGCAACTCCAGCAATCAATGTTATACCAACAAATATAGCGGAAGTACTTTATTAGAAGTGTGGAGTATATTGAATTATCCGCTTCCAGAAACAGAAGAAGGAAAAATGATTTTACTTGCAATTGACAGTTCCTTCTTGGGTTTTTATAGTAATAAATTTCATGATACTCAACATCATTATCTGGTAAATATCCTTGGATTTGAAGAACTTTATGAAGTAATTCAGCGTCATGAAAAAACAGATTTTGACTGCATCATAAATAAATATCATTTAAAACAGAAAATAAGATTTGACAATAAAAGATTAAAAACAGAACTGGACTTGCCAACGATAGGGAAACTTCTTGGAATAGAAATTACCTTGCCGTCAGGCGAGTTCATTTGTTATAGAGATTTTGAAGTTAAAGAATGTAATGTACAGCAATATCAGGAAACGAAAGTATTTTCATTAGCATTTACATATAGAAACAAAATGAGATACAGCAAGGAGATAGAAAAAATAGCATGAGAAAAAATTGGATTGTATATAAAGCCAGCATTGCAAGGGAACTGCTCCGCAAAGGATATACCATTATTGATATTAAGCCAAATAGGGAACAGCCGCTCGCAAGCATATTTATTTTTAAAAATGAAACAGGATTAGAAGAAGAATTACAGAGGTTTATTTAGAAGGGATTGCTGAAATGCATCCCTTTTATTGATTGAAATAAAAAGAAGGAGTTAGGAAGATGAACGAATATTTATATGAGATTACAAAAGATTTACCAGATGATGAATGGTATGAGATTAGAAAGAGAAAAAAGAAAAGTCATTATAACGATTATGCAGAAGTGGAGGATGAATTATGGAACACACAAGAGTCATTAAACGTATTAGATTAGCAAATTATTTAAGTGAACATGGAATAGATTTTGAATACAGCAGGATTGATTATGATAATCCTAAATATAAGGTATTTGTCTATAAAAGAACTCAAGAATTAGATGAACTGATTGAGGAATATTATTCTGAATTAAAGAAGATAAAAGAGTAAAGCAACGCTGCCATCCCTCTTTAGAGGGTGCAAAAAATTATCTATTACTTATTTTTATCTATTACTTATTAAGTGACAGTTAGGCACAAAAAGTGTCCCATTCTGTCACCATGGTAGGTGTCAATTGGGCACAAAAAATGTCCTAACTGTCACCATGAAGAATTTACTTGTGTTAGGAGAAGAAGCGAATGAGAGATATTTATATTGTTAAAAGAATTTTAGAGGATAAGCGGTTATCAGATAGAGCATTCTGTATTTGGGCTGCATTGCAACCATTCAGTCATAACAAGATGGATTTATTGTTTAGTATTGATTATATAGGTTATCTGCTATACGGTAAAATGCCGTCAAGGAAAGAAAGTATGAAGGTACAGGATGGATTTGATGAACTGGTTTCTTCTGGTTTTATTAAAATAAATCAGAAAATAGGAAAGAATGAATTCCTGTGTGATGTGACTGGCCTGTATTTTGAACGTGGATCAGAATATTTTGTGGTTATTACTTCTGATGAATTAAATACTATTATGAATCTGGACACGAAAACAGATAAATTTCAGTTATTCAGATATTTTGTCAGTTTGGTCGGATGCTTTAATCACAGCAGTAAGTTAGAGGAAGAATATAAAGGAAAAGTCTGTGGGATAGCACTTAATAATGTAAATTCCTTAATCAATAAAAGAACGGCTATACGCTATAACGAATTGTTAGAGCAGAATCATATTATCTATGTATTCCGTTTTGAGGACATTTTGTTATCTAAGACGTTTGATAACGAAATCACAAGAATTCCTAATGCTTATAGTCGATATAAAGATAAAGATATTTGTATCAAATTTGCAATTCACTATCAGAATAATTATGGCTGGAACAATCTGAAGGAACGTAAAACCAGTGATATTGCAAATGCAAACAAGAGCAGAGGCTTAGCCCAGAAATATACTGCTTTGTGTCGAGGTAAAGCATATGATTTAAAGACCATAAAAGAAATTTACGAATGGGCTATTAATTGGAATAAAAAACAGAAAACACTTTATGATGAAGAAATTTCAAAAGGAAACACACCAGAATTATTAGAAAAAGATTTAAGTATATTTGATGAATATATAAAAAATAAGGAGGAAGTAGCATGAAAGACAGAAGAAATAGTATGAGAGACAGGTACGAGGAGTGTTGCAAAATGAATAATGAAATTATTAAGGTTATTAGAGCAGAAATGTACGCCCCCGATTCCGATACGGATTATCTAATGGCATTGTGTGATGTCTGGGACAAAGCCAAAGAAGCATTGAAAATGTATGAACCACTAACAGTATATGATGATACATATGTTGAGAATGAAGGAGATACCGATGAATAGTTTGCTCGACAAATTGTGTTCTGCTACAGATAAAGAACATGCGTTATTTCTAATCTGGCACAACAACAAACAGGAAGATAAGAAATTTAAGGACTTAGAACTTCCGCTGTCAAAGGATATATATGAGGAATGGCTTACATCATCAGAAGGAATTGATTGCCAGATGATATTTGATAAGCATATGAAGAACTACCAATTATCTTTACTTTATAACAGTATGCTTGATAAGGCATTAAAGGGTGATGTGAATGCAGCCAGATGGGTTGAATCCTTTGCTAAATCCGATTATTTTAAAGAAAGTGAAGATGAAATAGATGCATTTTTGTCTGGTGTGAGCATTCCTGGATTGGAGTGATTATGGCTATATCGGATGAAAATAAAAAGAAACTGCAATGGTTGTGGAAAGATGAAAATAAAATACAGTGGATAGAAACATTCATTAAAATAGCAGATAAGCAAGGAAATATTGTACCATTCATCTTAACACCAGAGCAAAAAGCGTTTGTGTCTGAAATCGAACATGAAAATATTGTATTGAAATCAAGACAGTTAGGACTTTCTGTATGTTGTGTGGCATTGAGCATTCGTGCTTGCGTTATAAACGGAAACACAAACTGTCTTTTGGTTTCTCATAATCAAAGTAGCACCAACGCTATTTTTGATAAACTAAAACAGCAATTTTTTTCTTTACCTAAATGGTTACAGCCAGAATTGGTACAAAATAATAGACAGGCATTGACCTTTGCCAATGGAAGCAGTATTGTCTGTTTAACTGCTGGAAACAAAGATGTAGGCAGAGGAAGTACTTATAATGGGATTGTTCATTTATCTGAATTTGCGTTTTGGAAAGATCCAGAACGGCAGTTAAAAAGTTTAATGCAGGCATGTTCCGAATCTTCTCAGTTGGTAATAGAAAGTACAGCCAATGGCTTTAATAAATTCAGCGAAATGTATTACCAGTCTAAGAACAAGGAAAATAGTTTTAGATGTTGTTTTTTCAATTGGATTAACGGCAAAACATTGTTTCAGGGACAGTATGATTTGGCAGTACAGAAATATTTAGCACAGAATCAAAATATAATGCTTGCCGCAGACAAATATACAGCAGAGGAAAAAGAACTGGCCAAAATTGGTGCAACAGCGGAACAGATCATTTGGAGGAGAATGAAAATTGCTACAGAGGGAGAAGATACCTTTTGTGTTGAATATCCTTCTACAGATGTGGAATGTTTTCTCACTACAGGACGAAATATTTTTAATACATGGAAAATCAACAGGCAATTATCGTTATTAAAAGAACAGACGATAGATATTAAGAAAATACGGGATTTGCCAAAACAATTACGTCAATGGGTTAATAGTGGCTCGTTGAAGATATACCAAATTCCCAAAATAGGCAGACGTTATTGGGCTGGCATAGATGTATCAGAGGGAGTAGGACAAGATAGTTCTACTCTCTTATTATTTGATAAGGATGGTTTTGAATGCTGCTCTTTTAGAAATAATAAAATTAAAGCAACGGTGTACAAGGGGCTACAAGCGATAAAAAGAAACAAGTGGTTTGATAGAGTGGAAAAAGTATCAGATTTTCCACTCTATTTTTACATAGTCGCTGGTTGCGCTGATTGATGAAATCAGGCTGTCAGCGGCTTTTCGTTTGTCCTCAAAGCTGATATGCTCCCAATCGTCCAGATACCCGGACAGTAATTCAATCTGCTGGGAGGACAGCGTTTCAACGGACAGGTCTGCAATCGCCTTGGACAGTGTTTTGCGGCGGTTGTCCAAATCCTCGATTTTCTTGTTGGCGTAGGCAAGTAAAGTGGCGTTGGCCCCGGTCAGCGTATCAAGCAGTTTTTCAATCTCGACTTCTACCTGTGCAAGCTCCACCTGATAGGCGGTAATCTTGGGATTTACTTTTCCCTCGCCGCCCCGAAGCAGTTTGAACTCCCGGAACTTTTCTCCCATAGCTGTGAAAATGAACTGTTCAAACTCATTCTTGCGGAGTGTGCCGCACCCCGGACAACCCTTGTGGTCGGCCCGCTTGGAACAGCGGAGGTATTCATAGCCAGAGGGGTTATGGGTCGTTTTAAGTGCGTACCCGCATTTCCCACATTTGATTTTCCCGGCCAGCCAAGTGTTGCGGGCCTTGCGCCCATTCTGGAAAGTGATGTTTGTCATCAGCTTCTTGCGGCATCTCAGCCAAATGTCGGAGGATATGAAGCCCTCATGGGGAGCGATCACAAGGATTTGATCTTTCAGGCTCTTGTCCTTGTCCTCCTTCACATCCCGGCCTTGGTAGAGATAACAGCCGTTTGTCCCGGCGAAGTCGGCGGCGTCATTGACCACCACAGCGCCCTGACTTTTGAAGAACTCATACATTTCCAAGTCGGCCTGTGCATAGACCGGGTTGCGTAGGAGCTGGGACAGGAAGGGGCGTGTCAATGACTTCCCATATACCTTGATACCCTGTTCCTCAAAATACCGGGTAATGTCCCCGAAGGAAGTCTCGGGCTCGGCATACATCTCAAACATCAGGCGCACATGGTTGGCGGCTATGGGGTCGGCTACCATCATCTTTGTGCGGATATTCTCTACCACCGTCGGCTCCAAGTCAAAGCCATAGGGGGCTTGGCCGCTCATGTGGAAGCCTTTCAGGCACCGGGAGTAGTAAGCGTCCGTGACACGCTTCTGGATTGTCTCCCGTTCAAGCTGGGCGAATACGATACAGATATTCAGCATGGCCCGGCCCATCGGGGTCGAGGTGTCGAACTTCTCTGTGGAGGAAACAAACTCCACATCGTATTCCTGAAACAGCTCCATCATGTTCGCAAAGTCCAGAATGGAGCGGCTTATTCTGTCCAGCTTATAGACAACTACCCGGCGCACCTTGCCTTTGCGTATCTCCCCAAGGAGCTTTTGAAACTCGGGCCTGTCGGTGTTCTTACCGGAATAGCCCTTGTCTTTGAAAATCCGGCAACTGCCTCCCTTCAACTCATACTTGCAGAAATCAATTTGGCTCTCAATGCTGATACTGTCCTTGCGGTCTACGGATTGTCTTGCATAAATTACATCTTCTCTGATATTCATGTTGGGCTCCTTTCCTGTGGAATGGAGCTACCAACCTACAAGTATATTATACCATTGATAGCCCCGCAGGACAATGTTGTCGATGGTCAAGCAGGGCTGTCCCCGGCCCTTCTGTACTTGCTGAACACTTCATACAGACAGCGTTCAATGTCTTTCTTCCGCTTCTCCTTTTCCTTCGGGGAGAGTACCGGCGTCAGACTTTCCAGCACAATGCTTTTGCCCTGAAAAGGGACGGTCTTGGTTTCACTCTGATAAGTAACGGATTGTACCATTAAAGCCTCCTTTGCGTAGTTGGTTGACAGCCAGCGTTTTCCCGCATTGTCCCGGTGGGGAAAAGCGAAAGGACAGCACCCGGTAAAAGGTGCTGTCCTTTCGTTCTGCTCCACGCTTCGGGCCAAGTTGGCCCGAGGTTAGGACTGCCAGTTTTCGTAATAGTGCGCCGCTTCCTCCACAGCGCAGAAGTCAAAGACCTCGTAGAGCTCGGTAAGTACCCGCCGAATGTCCTTTGACTTGAAGCCGCAGTTTTCCATCGCCTTGATGACATAGCCACGGCAAGCGTTATTGCTCCATTCCTCATACAT